TAGAAGATACTCCATACGCATATTCAAGGGGAATAGTTTCTACTACATCTAAAAGGTCTGGTGTTTTACCCTTCTCATTTAGAACAGCATTAATTTTTCGATACCGTACTGGATCGGTCATCGAAAGACCGTCCAAATCCATACCACCATTTTTATATTTCTTCATAACTAATCCTTCTACAGTCCATATTCTTTTATTTTAGTTGTATTCCACATTTCACTTGTATATACTGTTACAGCACATTCCAACATCATATCCCATATTACAAAAACAGTTTTTGTTTTGGGCATATATTTTACTTTATAAACTTCACGATATCCTTTACCTTCCCCAACTTTAATACCAGTTTTTTTAGCAGACATTACACTAGCTAAAACTTCTTCTTTCCATGAAGTATCACCCCACTTCTTAGATTTTGTAATAAAATCTTTTTCTACAAATCTTTCTTCAAACCTTGTAACTACGTGAGAAATGCAGTTTTCTTTATGTGTCTTCATAACCTTTCCTTTCTTGATTATATCTAATGATAACACATAGAATCATTTTTGTCAACAAAAATCGTCATCTCTAAGTCTTTGATTCTAAACAAAACTCGAAATTAATTGAATCCAACCAACGAGTTTCACCTGTTTTTAGTGATTTTACGGGGGGTAGAGGGGGGCTAGGGGTCAATGTAGTCTCCATGACTACCCATTGATCCCCATGTTCACGAATACGATTCTTACCTTTATTCGTGCGTCCTTTGAGGGTAATGATATTACCCATTGAATTTGACTTCCCAAGAGAAGACTGTTTCCATCCACATTGCGGCTTCTTCAAAAGTCTCAAATGTGTCACCCATATTAAGGATTTCACCAAACGCACCAAACACACAAAATCCAGTGTCGGGTTTAAGACTTACAATCTTAGGAGCGCAAGTTCCCTTAGTTGTACAATTCGTTGCAGCACTAACACCAAAATTAAACTCATCTTTCCATTTACTTACTAAATTTGTCATATCTAACTATCCTTTGTTTCCTTAGTTTATACCTTAGTATAGACTATAGAATAGGTTTAGTCAACAGAAATCGACATAGTTTTAGCGTTATTTTGGAGAGTGTGGTATTTTTATCACATATAAATTAGGTCTTCTTTTTCTATCTTGTCTAGTATCTCTTCTTCACTAATCGATGGATACTCATTTGAGTCTACAGCCCACTTATTATAAGTTTCTAGACTAGACAGAAAATTTACTACACTTTTGCTCTTGTCTTGCAATGTGGTCATTTTGATAGGCATACCATGACGGAATAGTTTTTTCTGTTTCACAAGGTTATATTGATACTCTGTAAAATTATCTGAATAGGTTAGATTTTTATTATAAATCTTACTCAAATTATATAACATGGTGGTGTATTCCTGTAAACTAAAATTCCAACTATCAGAGAACTTATATTCTTTACCAGTAATATTACAAAGAACCCCATCTATATCTTTATGAGCATCGTCATACTTAATCTCAGTAGCATTTTTAAAATTATCTTTCACCCAATAAATATATCTCTTATATTGATCAAGTTTATTTACCATAAATTTTAAATCTACACTACATGAAAAATGTTTATCATAAGTGCTGATTCTTTCTTGTATACTGTATACGTTGTATTTACCTGTAAAATTTCTCAAAGACCAACTTAATGCATATTCGAATGGGTTGCGTGTGCAATACACAATTTGAAAAACATCATTACATGTTTGGTATAACTGGTCATAGTTTTCTTTTTTGTTGCGTTCTAAAACTTCTGGGGTTACTTCTATTTTTCCTCGTTCTACCCACTGACCATTTAGTCTGTTTTCCACATGGTATTGTGCTAATCTAGAAACTAGATTGCCTTCATTCTGTTTTATTAACTGCACAATACGATCTATTGATTGATTATAACCCATCATTTTCTTATAAAGATTATTATCTTTATCTAGTACTAATCCATTCAGTAGTTCATGTGTGTTGTAATAATCCGTACCACTAGAGTTTAGGTATACTGTAAGAGCTCGTTGTAGGTAAGTGCTACCTACACCATCAGGCGTCAGTACAAGATAGTTCATAATAGTATTCTGCAATCATTTTGTTAAGGTCTTGATTCATGTGATGATAATCTCTGTTTGTCCATTCTGACCTACCCCCAGCTGGATAGTCAAAATTGCCATAAAGTTTTATATATTCTAGCTCTGTATCCTTATAACACCACGGGGGAAGAAATGCTTTGTGTGCATCCTCTATATATTGTTCTTCAAAATAAGAAAAGTTTTCTTCATCTGTATGCAGTGGGGGCCCTATGGGCTTCCGCCCAGTTTTCTTTTTTCCATTATAGTGTGTAAACTTATTATCTACTAACCGTCTATGAAAATAACTGTACATAACAAAGGCGTGTTGAACATCAAACATCCTCATTGCTCTGTCATACACAATTCTTATTGCATCATTACCAGCACCATCCATACCCAGATTTAATGTAGGTATGTTGAAATATTCTTGTAAATGTGAAGACCAACTGTGTTCGATTGGACCGCCCAGATTTACAGTAAAACTATCGCCTAAGCAGATATTAATAGGTTTGCCGATATATTGATCGTATTCTGGTCCTCGAAATCCCCAACTATTGAACTTGTAATCAAAATCTTGTATCTGATAATTTTCGAACCACCCATTCGGCCCTAAACGATGGTGTAATGGATAATCTATACCACTATATTGAGATACGTAATCTTTACTTTCCTCATAATATTGAAAATCAGTAATTAACATTTATCCACCGTATACAAAAGGATCACGTTCCTCTATACCCGAAACTTCCCATACCTCTTTGTCTAAATCAAACTCTTCAACATACTTGACATATTTATCATTAAATGACTGTGAGAAATCTACATCCTTTTTATCAATAGTAAATTCTAACTGCCTACACACCTGTTCTACATATTTCCACTGATATATCAATAGTGTTTCTGTAGATAAGAAACAATCTATATCCAAAGTCTTTATGTACTCTACTGATTCTTTATAGTTATTCTCTGGACGTACTCTGACATTTTGTAGAAAATTGATATACCCATCTCTAGTGATAGCACATATCTTGTGATCAATACCACGTTCAATCATAATCTCTTTCCATAACTTTATATCTGGAAAAGTTGTGTTGCCCCTTACTGCGTAAGGAACTGATATTGATATAACTGTGTCGCCTGAGAATTTATGTGTTCTCCAAGAATCCATATCTTCCCAGAGATTTGAGTGGGGCTCATCTTTATGCCCCACCCAATACTCTTTATCTGCCCACGTAGTAAATACCTTACTCCATAGGTGATTACCAGACCCTTGGGGCCCAGTGAGCAGAATTACCTTCATTTGTACTTACTGATACCTACAGCAAGTAGTGGTGATCCAAAGATTGCAATCAACACACCTTGGAACGCTGTGTCTGAGAAACCTAGTTTACCAGATACAAACAAGATTTCACCAATTGTAGCACAAATTAGGATACCCCAAAACATACCTCTTTCTGTAATCAAGCCAGGTTTGACAAAGGTAATCAGTGACGGCAACCACACACTTGCTCGTAGTACTGCAAAGAACAAGAACAAGTACATCAGTGTCATGCCTGGTATGTTTGCAACAATCAAGGCAATTACTGCAAGTGCAATCATTCCATATCGTGCCCACTGGATTTCACCAGAACCACCCTTACCCACCTTAAACTTATTGTAGATATCATGGCCTGTCATATTTGCGACAGAAGCAAACTGCGAATCTAGAATAGATACTAGACCAGCAAATACCATAAACATGAAGAATATAGATGCACCAGCTGGTAGGAACTCTGCGATAACAAGTGCATTAGTCACACCTACGTTATCAATCTTCATACCAGAACCAGCCGCAACAAATCCTAACAGACCCATCATAATCGGAACTACGATGAACACAAACGATGCAAGTACAAAAGAAGGAATGATTGATTTTTCCTTAATTGCAAACGCACGTTGATAGAATGAGTTATCACCCCAAGGACCACCCATATGACCAAGAAATGCAGCTGCACCAAAACCAGTGAACACACCCCATGCAAATGGTGTACCGAAAATGTCTGCACCCAATCCTGATTTACCACCAAGACCAGCAACGACAACATCCCAACCACCAGCGTTTAAGATAACCCAAGGAACTAGGATGATAGCACCTGTCCAGACTACAACCATCTTAATCATCTCTGTCATTACAGTTGCTTTAAGGCCTGTCCTAAATGAATACAGGATTGCAATCAGAACCATGAGTAGTGATACAATTCCAGCGTCTAGTCCTGTAAGTACTTCTACAGTTTTAGAGCCCGCAATCAGATTGATAGCAAAAGCACAAATAGAGAGGAACATCATCTCTACGACAAATAGCGCCTGTACCCTACCAGAGAACTTCTCTTTCAGATAACCAGAGAATGTGAATCCATCTGGCGCCCATTGTCGTATCTTCTTCGCAAAATACGCAAATGCACCCAAGGTCAAGAAATTACCTAGACAGAACCAGAACAGTCCGACTAGACCATTGACGTATGCCTGTTGTGCAGAGATAAACAATCCAGGCGCCCATAACCATGCGGCTGTAACACTCAAACTCCCTTGAAATGTATTTAACTCTCTACGAGCGACTAAGAATGATTCCTTAGTATCGTTGTACCCCTTAGAGTACCAATAGGTCATAGCAAATGCAAAAATGCCATATACCAACAGCACCATCAAACCAGTGCTTTCTGTAAATAATGTATCCACGATTATCTCCTTTTTCTATAATCAAATTTCAAACGTTTACTATTATCAAGAGGGTTACGCCATTCCCTCCAATTCCAAACTTCTAATTTATATATGTCAGCAAAATGATCTGCTAATCCACGGTTCCACTTATCAAACCAAATGACATCAGAACTCCGTAGTTCTTCTGCCTGATCTTCTTTTTTAGAAGGATTAACCTTCATTAGTATCTGTGCATCTGGTGCAGTATGTTCTACTACCCACTCTAACCTCTCCCGAATCCAATCATAAGAGTTGAAGTGCAAGATACCATAACAGATTGCAACGTCAAAACCATATGCTGTATCATACTGATCTGTATTATTTGGATAGTCTATAATGTCTCCTATCCAATCTGCCCGTTCGTTGACAATATCGACACCTATTAAATTATCAGTAAATTTTTTGTATGCATTAAACCCACACCCCACATCAATGACATGTCTAGCATCCTTAATTTTTTCCAACACATGTTCATCAACTTCTGTTTGATTCCAAGTATTACCAAAAAAATCTTTGATCTCTTCTTCCATTTATATATTCCTCTAATTTATATTCCTTTAATATACCACAGCTGAAATTTAAATACAAGTCACTATATGAAATAAACTCTCTTTTTTTTGTCAAAGATGCTCCATAACCACATGATATCTGTCTACATTTGAATCATTTGTCACACTGTGTAAATGTCTTGTCTGTAATCTATATATGTCGCCTGGGCGATATGGTATTTCACCATTAGGATGTACCTCAAACTTACACCCTTCTGGAAAGTTTATACACAAATTATAGAGATATTTTGGTTTAAGAACATGATGAATATGGGGGTTTATTTTTGCGCCAGGACCAAGCCTACTGACAGAACAATTTTTGTATTGGTGTGTGTTCTTCTGTAAAAAATCATATAGAGTAGGAAAATGTTCTTGTGTGGGAATTGCAAGCCACCTATCCCAAGGCTTATCTGGAGAGTTATATCTTGTATTATCTATACGAACCATACGATCTCTATGTTCACGAATAAGATCATCTGTGGTTTCTTCTTGTCCGTCCATACGCACCCATCCTGAGAAGTTTCTACATTCCTCTAACATCTGTAAATGGTTAGATATAGAATCGTGAAAAATAGCACCAGACTCATTACTACTCGTACCTATTTCATATATCTTCTTCAAATCTTCAGAATTTATGTAAGAAACCATTATCTCTTCTTTTTAGCAAGTTCAGTTGAAATCCAGTTCTGAGCTCTAGTATTAGTTACTTTCTTTTTCAACAAACTACCTACACGTTTCCAGACTTCTTTGAAAATGTCCTCACCGGCATCATTATTATCAACAATAATCATACCCGCTCTAAAAGAGTTACTGAATAGTCCTATATTAGATTGTACATCTTTCCATGATTTTGTCACGATTGATGGTGGTACTGATCGGGAACGTACTGCATTGCGTTGAAGTGCAGTATCAAGAGAAGTGTTGACAAATATCATATACGTATCATAACCTAATTCTTCTAGTTGTCTCTTTTGATATAATATCTTTTCTGATTCTCTACCCGTACCATCAATGATAATTCCAAGTCTACCCTCAATATAATTAGCTTGTCTTGATGCTGTTACTCGTTTTGCTGTATCACGAATCTTATCTCTAGGTTCTTCTTCACTCTTGGGCATCTTCAATGATAATCCAGCATCTTTAAGATACTTCTCAAAGACATCATCTGAATTAACTACCTTGAGTCCAGAACCCCCAGTGGTACGCCGAACAACGAAAGACTTACCGCTGCCCGGCCCACCAGCTAGGAATATTGCTTTAAAAATATTAGGGTCATATACCCCCTCATCCAAATGAGTTCGCATGTCGTGGAATTTTTTCATTTGTTTTCATAAGTCCTTTTCTGTATCCTGATGTCTCCAAAATATTTATGTCTTCTTGTGAAAGGGGTTTTAGCTGTTGTGGGTTACGATCTTGTTGTTGGAATTTCATAGATTTGATTCTATTTTTTGTTTTAGCCATTTTTGCTTCCTTTTTTTCATTAAGTTGAATTTTGGATTTTGATCTAGGAATTTTAGGACTCTCCTTTCTATACTAATGGAAACTCAATATTCTATATTGAGTGGTTTAAGTTGACGAAATTTACCATACGTGTCTGGTACGGGAAAAAGTTCTGGACTGCCTGGTAATTCTTCTTCAACACAATCTTTAACGCAAGACATTTGCATTGTATGTTTACCAGAACCAGTATCAAACATATGCTTAATGTTGCGAACTAACATTGGCCCTTTAAAAAATTTATCCAACTGTTCATCCCCTTTATTACGAGAATTATAAGGAATATTAACTTCTACAATATTACCAGCATTTATCATAGTATGGCCATCCACAAACATCGACACCGAAACAGCATCAAAGTTATGTATCATAGTAGTTCTTTTAGTTATCCAAGAATCAGGATTATATGCAGAGAATATGTGGCCAGTTTTATGATCATAATAATGTGAGTCAGTTCTCTTATCTCTATCTGCAAGAGATACAGGCAAGTAGAAACTCTTTTGTGAAACATCAGATGCTGTACTTTTAAATTTATTGACTGCCACTTTACTATATAATGGATTTTGCTTTTTACCAAAAAAAGAATTTATATGCTTCTCATCTTCAAAAGAATTTAGATAGTTATATGATGTTTCTGTAAATGTCTTGTTGTGAATATCATGTGTAATCAGACTAGAACCATATGCACCATTTTTACTATCTATTGTCTGATCATATGCAAGATTTACAGTATAATCCCTCATCTGTGAGTATTCAATAAGAGCATCAATACCGCCTTTTTTGTTGCGATTTAATCCAGCAGCTGTAGAAGTCGTATAATTCCCTCTCATTATATCCCCATGAGATTCTATATCATATAAACTTTCTAATGCTCTGAAATGAAATCCTCTCATATTTTCAAAAAACATATAAGTGGGATTTTTGTACATCTTAGACACGGCTTGTGGTTGAATCATATTAATAAAATTGAAAGGAGACATATCAGGAGCAATAATACTCTTAATACCAACACAAGGATCAACATAAAAATCTTTGGTAGATTCTAAATCATTTCTCAAGACTGTCTTAATCATATCAGCGATTGTGCCTTTTAATGTCCTCTTAACACTTTTTCTTTGATTAGTGATACACTCTAAAGATTGAAACTCAAACACATGCATCCTGTTATTATCATTTATATCCTTTGTACCTATCATAGTATCCAAAAAGAACAATGCTTCAATGATGTCTTCGTTATCATCAAGGCCAGGTGTTCTTATTTTGAGTTGTAGTATCTCATTACCAATCAAAGGAAGTAAGTTTTGAAAGTTTCCTTGGTCAAAAAATGCAATTGTTCCTTGTAGGTGAGGATTTTCAATATCTTCTATGATTTCTAATTCTGCAACCTGTAAGGTTACATCTACAGGAGTCCCATCAACTCCTATGATTAAAGTTTCATCTAACTTAAAATCACCTGTACGACCAATACTTTCAAAGTCCGACATTAAAAACTACTCTCTTGCATAAGTTCTCTAAATTCTTTTACAAATTGTTGAATATGTGCTGGATCGATAAGTCTTATTTTTCTATTATTGTCCTCTACCGACTCTTCATATTCAAAGTTAGTTACTATTGATGCAGTAGGATAGTCTGTATTATCTATACCTATGTCAATCTTTTTTGTAGTATCACCAGAAGTTGCAGTTATTTCATAATGATGTACAGCATTAGGATTATCATACTTTTCTGAAATAAACGCATTAAATTGTGGTGTGGTTTTGGGCCATTGGTGAAATCTATCAGTAATATCATTAAGCAATAGAATGATCCAATGTAAGTTGGAATCATTATACATTTTATATGCAATACTTTCTGGACTATCCCCCTCTTTGATATCATATGTATCAAAAAGAGAAGCATTTGTTTTTATTTGGGCCCGAACGGCAACACGGCGCAACAAGTTAGTAACCACTTTATGATTACCGTCACCTTTTCCATCGTAATATATTTTAGGGAATGTTGAAAAATACATAATTAGAATCCCTCGTCTACACGTTCTCTTGTAATTTTTTCTATCTCATTAAAATTCAAAGTTATTGCTGTTTTCATGGGAGGTGGACCAACCTTACCATCTTTGTTTTCTAAAGGTTCGAATGTTGCATATTTATCTCCACCATATTCAACATCCAAGTTAGTAAGATAACACGTTGAGATTTTGTTTATCCAAGGATTCTCAGAAGAGTGCCACATATATTGAATATCGAAAGTATCTGGTATTCTCATGACTCTTCCTTGTTGAGATGAAACACCACCAAATGAACCAGTTTCATATTCTGGCAACATGTGTCTTTTAAATGCATGTACAATTTTTTCTACCATTTCAGATTCTTGCTCACTCTTTGGAAGAAAATTAAATGTAAAACTAAATTGCCTCCGTCCAACGTCTGTAAACATCAATTCAAATTTGTTAGATAAAATTCTACCAGAACTTATTTGTACAGCAGTTTGCAGGCCCTGTGTGACTGTAGCATCTGCTGCTTGCATTGCTTTCTCTATACCCACAATACCAGCAGCCTGCCCAATTGATGATCCTATTTTTTTCATCGAGGTCATAGAAGGCATCTTACCAGATGCAAATGCTTCGATGCCTGCATTGACAACTTCAACACCAGTTTGTGTTATTGCACCAATTTCATCGTCTTTATACTGAGCTCCATAATTAACCTTGACAGATGGTGGCATATATAAAGATATTGCCTTTTCTAAACGATACGTAGGTGGTCTTTTTATAACAATACCATTACCAGCACTTCTAAGTCTTTCTTGATTTGCCTTTCCGGCGCCTGGCGCACCCACCTGTTCTTGATTTTCTATCCCTGCTTTACCGCCCGTTTTACCACCTTTTGCTATCTTTGGTTGTGTGGTAGAATTTACCATGAACATTATATAATGTCCTTGTTGTTGATCATCTTCCACATTTAATGGATATGATAAATTCATAGTGCCGCTGGCATTGTTCAGGGGAACAAATGCTGAATTATCTGCGCCGCGGCCAACAGACATGCCAGGAATATTTCCCATCACCCGTTTAAGCCCAGAGTTTACAACTCTAGTTGATTGTCTTGCAACCGCACCAGCAACTTGATTTTTAATAGCATTACTTATTGGCATGTATAAATATCCTTACTATGAAACTATTTAGGTATTCTTGTCTTGGCATATAGTGGTAAATACTCACCAATTAACCCTAAAAAATATAAAGGTGATCCCCATCGTATAACATATCGTTCTCTTTGGGAACGAAAATTTATGGTGTACTGCGATAATAGCGATTCGATATTAGAGTGGGGCAGTGAAGAGATCATCATACCATATTTATCACCAGTGGATGGCAGAATCCATAGATATTTTCCAGATTTTTACATTAAAGTACAAAAACATGATGGGTCTACAGAGAAGTCTATTGTAGAAATCAAACCGAAAGTTCAATGTTCTCCACCCAAAGTACCATCTAGGAAAACCAGAAGTTTCTACAATGCAATAAAAACATGGGCTGTAAATGAAGCAAAATGGAAATATGCAACAGAATTTTGTGACATCAATGGAATTGAGTTTAAGATACTTAACGAGGATCATCTGGGTATAACGTATAAATAGTCATATGGCACAGTCAAAATTTATACAGAGCGTCCTAGATGCAGCCAAGGGTAGACCAAAATCTACTGATTGGTACAAAGACAAAATCAAAGAGTTTGGTCAGCCCGGCGCAATGGATTTAATTCGTGACGGTAAAAGAAGTAATCGCCCATTTTATGGTAGATTGAATATGTTCTTTTATGACCCAAAGTTTAAGAAAACACTACCGTACTATGATTCGTTTCCTTTAGTGCTTCCAATAGAAAACTATCCAGATGGGTTTTTAGGAATCAATATGCATTACCTACCCATACCCCTACGGATTAAACTATTAGACCGATTGGTGGACTATAGTAACAATACTGCATTTGACGAAAGCACAAAGATAGTTGCAGATTACAGTTCATTAAAGAAGATCAACTTAATTAAACCTACACTACATAGATATCTTGCTGGACAAACAAAATCACAATTTCGTAGAATAGATGCAAATGAATTTATGGTTGCAACTCTACTTCCTGTACAGAGATTTAAGAAGGCGGGCTCCTCTGAGGTGTGGAAAGATTCAAGGAGTATGCTCTAATGGCAGTTATCCCTAAGTTTTTAGAAGGCGCCGCATTTGGTGTGTTGAATGATATTCTTTCACAATTTCGTTCAGCTGAAGGTGGTTATGCAAATCCAAATAGATACGAAGTTGTCTTACACCCACCATCACCTTCACGTGGAGGTTCAGAAAGTCAAAACCAATCAAGAGATCAAGTACAAGGAGTTTCTGCAAGAGAAGTATCTACTATATCTATGAGGTGTTCTTCAATTACTCTTCCTGGCCGAACATTGTCAACTGATGATGATACAAATATCAATGGCCCAAGGAGACAAGTTGCGTCAGGTGTTCAGTTTTCTGATACTGTAGAAATGGCATTTCAAAGTTCTTCAGATGCACAAGAAAGAGTGATGTTTGAAAAGTGGCAATATGCAGCATTTAACCCACAAACTTTTAATATGGGATACTATAATAACTATACTGGCCGTGTAGATATATATTTGTTGAATAAGGAAATGACACGAACATATGGAATAAAATTACTAGAAGCATTTCCATCTATCCTTGGTGATGTATCACTAGATTATGGTGCTAGTAATACTATTATCAATTGGGGAGTTTCAATGAATTTTAGATATTGGGAATCTCTTGATATTAACCAACAGGCTCCTAGTATGGCAGATCGAATTGGACAGACAATTACAAATGTTGTGGAGAGAAATATTCAGAGGGCGATCCCTTCTGTCTTAAACCGTTTATAATTATTAAAGGATGAAAAATTATGGCACTACCTAAAATTAAAACAACCAACTATGAATTGGATTTACCTTCTTCTGGAGAAAAAATTAAATTTAGGCCTTGGCTAATCAAAGAACAAAAAGTTCTTATGATGGCACAAGAGGCCGGTGATGAAAAAGAACTAGAAAGAGCATTTGCAAATATTGTATCTGAATGTACTTTTGGTGAAATTGATCCTTACAAAAATCCAATGTTTGATATTGAATATGTGTTTCTACAACTAAGAAGTAAAGCAGTAGGTGATAAGATAGACCTGTCCCTTCTTTGTCCAGATGATGAAAAAACACGTGTAAAAGTTCAACTTGATACAAAAGACATTGGTATTCAGATGAAAGAAGAACATACCAATATAATTGAAATCAATGACACTATTAAAATTGTTATGAGATATCCTAACTTAAAAGACATGTCTGGATTTGATGATAAAGGTCAAGTAAAACAAATGTTCAGCATGATAAGCAATTGTGTTCATGAAATTCATGATGGTACAACAATTCATGCTCGTATTGATATGTCAGATAGTGAGTTAGAAGAATTTATAGACAGTATGTCACAGGATGACTTTGAAAAAATGACTAATTTTTTTGAAACTATGCCTAAATTGCAACACGTTATTGAAGTTACCAACCCTAAAACTAAGAAAACTAGTGAAGTTGTTCTTGAAGGCGTGCAAAGTTTTTTCGAATAGGCCTTTCCCATGATTCTCTGTTTAATTACTATAAAACAAATTTTGCTTTAAAACAGCATCATCATTGGAGTATAACAGAGTTAGAGGAAATGTTGCCATGGGAAAGGGAAATTTACGTAGGATTATTGATGGAACATATTAAAGAGGAAAATGAAAGAATGAGGAAGGAAAATGGATAAATAGTCTAAAGTAGGAGAAATCATATGGCAGCTCAAAAAACACTAGAGCCGGGATCGCAGTATGAAAAGTATGATTTAGATGGTGATGGTATTGTCACTGATGAGGAATTTGAAATGGATCAGAAGTTAGTAAGACTTGAGAATGAAGATAAGAAAGAAGATGCACAACGACAAATGGCATGGTTTGCCTTGTTTGGTATGTTGTTGTATCCATTTGCAGTAGTATTGTCTCATGGTATTGGATTGACAGAAGCAGCAAAAACTTTAGGTTCTATGGCTCCAACATACTTTGTATCAGTTGCAGCCATTGTTGCTGCGTTCTATGGTAAGAGTGCATACGAAAAGAAAGCAAGTAGTACAAAATAAGGATTACTTATGGCAGATAAACAAGATATAGAAAAATTTTCGAATAGTGTTTCGTCTTTTAAAGATACTATAGAAAAATATCGTTCTGATACTGGAAGTATGGGGGACTTTGGTAAGAGTGTCAATGAATTTGAAAAGAGTGTTAGGCGTTCTGAAAGATCACGGGCGGCAGCTGCTAAGCGCCAAAGAGATGAAAATGGTAAGTTTATTGCTTCTATAGAATCTGCATCACCAAATGCGAAAACAGAATCCAATATAGAAAAGTCAAGAGAAGGTGTTGATAGGGAAAATAAATCCAATACTCTATTAGAAGCGATGGTTAATGGTATTGCAGATTTGAATAAAAGTTTTTTAGATGGTATGAAACAAAAGGCAAAAAATAGTGCTGGTATTGTTATTGCTCTATTGATATCAGGCATTGTTGCAATTGTAGGTTTCTTTAAACAATTAGCTGCTGAATTTAAATTTCTTACAAAATTTACTGGTGGGGGAATAAAAAAAGTTGTTGGTGTTATTAGTAAAATTGGTAAATTTTTTGCAAATGCATATTGGAAAACTATATCAAAACCTATAGAACTTCTTTTGAAGGCGATAGGTAAGACTGGGCCAGGAGCGTTTTTGTTTGATAAATTAAGAAACTTTGTTACTGGTATTAAAGGTTTCTTTACATCAATAACAAAAAATGCATTTATTGATGATATAGTTAAAAACTTTAAAGGATTTAAAAATTGGTTGGGTAGTGGTATAACAAGAATTGCTAAATTTCTAAAACCAGTGGGTGATTTTTTCAAGTCAATATTTAAAATGGGTAAGGTGTTTGTGGATGGCAGCAAAACAGCTACAGGTTTACTAAGTTTCGCTAAGGGTTTTGGTGCTACATTAGGAAAACTATTTTTACCGCTTACAATTATAATGGGTGTTTGGGATTTGGTGACAGGTTTCATCGATGGATTTTCGAGCACTGAAGGTGATATGTTTAATAAAATAGTAGGTGGACTTACAGGTGGTATATCAAAGGCGGCTAAAACTATTATTGGAATACCATTAGACTTGTTAAAAAGTGCCGTTAAATGGCTTGGCGAAAAAATGGGTTTCGATATGAAATTTTTGGACTCATTTAGTTTCGAAGATATAATTGGTGATATCTTTGATGGTTTCAAAGCTATGATAATTAGTATTAAGGACGATGTTGTCAATGGACTAAAAGGTATATTTAAAGGATTTACTAAACTGTTTAGTGGTGATGTAAAGGGTGGTTTGGGTGATATTGTAGGAAGTATTAAAGATATTTTACTCGCACCAATTACAGGGTTTATAAAGATGTTAGAAAAAATATTTGATTTTGATATGAAATCTTTAATAACTAGTATTATCCC